ACGAAGCCGCGCTCAAATAGCGGCGTCATGTTTTCTACCCGCGTTTCTTTGTCGGGTTTCGCCCTTTTGTCAGGGCGTAGCGGCATCGTGATGCCGGTCTCGGCAGCTTCCTTGTCGAAGTCATTCAGGAGCAAGTCCTGAATAAAATTTGCTTCCATCCGGTAGCGTGCCTTTTCTCCAAACTGGCCGAAAAAGTCATAAGCAACTTTCACCATTGCAGACACACTCGCCTGGCGTACCCAGGCGCGCAGGATGTAGTATCTCCCCTTGAGTTTGCCGACCGCCACGATGGCCTTGTAGTCGTTGCTGGATGCGCCCTTAAAGCTTGGGTCAATATAGACCTCGATAGCGTCAAGGTCTTTGATGCGCGGCACATCGCCCCATTCAATCCACTCGTGTTTGAACAGATTACCCTCCTCAATGTGCTCGTGAAAGTACTCGCGCATGGCCGACCGGTGCCCGATCGTGTTCATGCGGTGTATTATCTGATCGCGCTTGTAGCGCTCCTTCCAGGCTGGCTGGCCGTTGAGGTCTTTTTTGTGACCCTTGCCCTCGAGGGCAAATACTTTGAGGTGCTTCCATCCGGCCCGCTTTGGTTGGTCAGGGTCAGTATCGCCTACCAGGTGCGCAAGGATAGAATGCTTGTGTATCCTGTTTCCGGCCACAACAAGGCGGGCGCCTTGGATAGAGCATGCGCCGTAAAGATCTTCCAGTACCCAGTCCACCGCATCGCGGACGCGGGAGCGATTGCGGCAAATGACCTTGTCGTCAATGTCATCCACTACGGCATAGTTTGGCCGCTTGGCGGCTTTTCTTACGCCGCGTGGCGACTGCCCTCGGCCGAAGGCCCAGAAGCCGCAGCCGTCTGTGGTTGCGAAGCTCCCATCCTGCCAGTTCCCGAATGCAGCCCGGTTTCCGTAGTCGTTGATGAACCGCTCGTTTGCCGTGAACTGTGCCTGCAAGTCGCTGAGCAGGGTTGCCGCTTTGTCTTGGTTTGCACTTGCTACCAGCACGCCGCTCAGCTCTCCTCGAGCGTACAGATAAAGGGGAAGAAATACGTTTGAAAAAACGGATTTGGCATGTTCGCGTGGCCACTCCAGCGTAATACAGATGGTCGGGTCTGCTGTGATCTGCTTGGCGGCTTCCAGGTGGAACCACCCGAACCCGGCGTCCATATAGTCACTGAAGTAGTACTTGCAGAAAGACTGGAAGTCGGCTTTCAGTTTATTGACGCGGTCGCGCTTTTGTTGCTCAGTCTCATTGACCGGCAGCGGATTTGCCGCCTTGATGCGTTCGCAGAGTTTCAGGTATTCCTGGTACTCGCGCCGCTCGGCGCTGCTGAACTGGCTTGGCCTCATTGGTAGAATTGTTTGCGCAGTTCGTTAATGAATATGGTCATGTGGGTTTCCAGCGTTTTCGCGGCTTCCAGGTCTACGCCTTGCAGGTACTCCATGAAGCGGCGCATGATGCGCACCGCGTGTTCCCATTTCAGCTCAGGCCCTTTGATATTTGCAAAGGCTTTCGACAAGGCGTCGAAATGCCCTTTGTCAATAAGGGTGAACTCACCCTCTTGTTCCAATTTGCGTTTGTGCTCTACCAAGGCTCGCAGCTGGTAGTCAGCCAGCTCTTGCAGATATTCGGTACTGGTTTGCTCAAACAGCCCTTTCATAGTGCGCTTGGTTGACCAGTCGCCATCGCGTGCCCATTTGCTCATCGTGTTCTCCGACACGCTGAGCAGCTTGCCGATGGAGGCGAGTGTTTCGCCTTCCATGTACAAGATCCTTGCCGCTTCTTTTTTCTCCATAGACTGAATTTTGGGCAAAAGTCGGGTGTATAATTCAGGCATTTACAGGGTCTTTTTCGTTTCGATGCCCTGCAATATTGAAACGATAACGCAGCGTGTCGTTTTGAAATTAGCCACTTGCAGGGGCATTCGGCGTGCCTGACTTTTGTGCCGATGAAACGACTCATACTCACTACTGAAGGCTTGAACCGGTCTAAGTTTCGCGTCCTAAGTTCGGGCGCTCGACTTGAGCGGTACCAGAAAAACCCGGTACTCCTGTTGGGGCACGACTGGTTTTCCTTGCCGATCGGGCGTCTTGACGACATACAGATCGCTGGTGGCGAAATAACCGCCATACCGGTTTTTGATGAAGAGGACGAACTCGGCGCAGCCTGCAAACGCAAGTGGGAAAATGGGTTTTTGTTCGGCGCATCCATCGCGTTCGACCCAATCACGACTTCATCTGATCCTGAGCTTATCCTGCCTGGTCAAAGCGGCGAGACCGTTACCGAGTGGGAATTGTTGGAGGTGAGCGTTGTGAGCATTCCGAACAATATGGGCGCAGCCATCGGACTTAGCGCAAATGCGCAATCACCAATCCCTTTACTCAAACGTATGGATTACAAAGAAATCGCCTTGGCGCTCGGCTTGTCCGAAAACGCCGATGCCGCTACCTGCCTCAGCGCTGTCAATGCGCTGAAGGCCCACAACCAAACGCTCAGCGCTGCGCGTGTTGACGGCCTGATCCAAACCGGCCGCACCAACGGTCTTGTGACCGATGCGAACGAAAGCGCGTGGCGTAGCATTTCCGCGCAAAACTTCGACAGCGCTGCTGTGCTGCTGAGTGCTGCACCGGCTACTCCGCCCGCTCCTTCGACGCCTCCTGCCCCGTCCGTACCCGCTGCGCCCGCTGGCCAGACCATCGTTGGTATGCTCTCGGCTGGCAATCCCGGAACCGGCAAACCTGCCGATGAGCGCTCTGCGTGGACTTTCGACGAATGGTCGAAGAAAGCGCCGAAGGAGCTGAGCGCGATGCGCCGGGAAGACCCTACGCGCTACGAGCAACTCGCCAAAGCGAAATTTGAGGCAGTCGCTTAATCCAAATCAACAGTTATTAACCCTTTCATCTGAAAAATAAAGATGGGTCTTCAAAAAGAAGTCTGGGCTGCGGACATTAAAGAGCAGCTTTTTCCCAGTGACTCCTGGATGGTTGAATCTGAAGACGATAGTGTTTTCAGCGACGGTAAGAAGGTGCACCGCGCAGTCGCAGGCTCCCTGCCTGGCTCTGCTCGCAATCGCCAAACCGTCCCTGCTCAAATCAACCGTCGAACTGACCAGGATACAGAATATGAACTCGATGAGTTCACTACAGACCCGACACTCATTCAAGATATAGAGGAGGTTGAGGTCAATTACCAAAAACGCCAGAGTGTTCTCCGACAGCATACACGACAGCTCAACTCTGACCTTGCCAAATGGATGGCTTATAACTGGGCACCTGAAGGTTCTTCGGCCTACATCAGAACCAGCGGTGCCGATCGAGCGGCCTTGGGTACTCAATTCGGCGCTACGGGCAACCGCAAGCGTATCAACGTTGCTGATATTTTCAAAGCGGCCCAGCTCTTTGACGATATGGAGGTACCAGAGGAGGGGCGCAACATCCTCATCCCTACCGGCATGTACTACGATTTGGTGGAAGCGCACTGGCAGGATATGCTTCAACTTCAGGCTGAAGGCAAGGCTGTCCTCGCTAACGGTGAGGTAATGAAACTGTTTGGCTTTAAGCTTTACAAGCGAAGCGCAAAAAATCTGCTTACTTACACCAACGCTGCAACACCTGTTCTTCGCGCTCCGGATGCATCTCCGTTGAATACGGTGAATGCTGCTGCACTTTGTTGGCATCGCAACTTTGTGACCCGTGCAAAGGGAGATATCAAAGTTTTTGAGAACATTGACGACGCCACCATGTACGGCTCTGTGTTCTCCGCCCTGGCCCGCGCTGGCGGTCGCCACTATTACCCTGACTTTACAGGCGTTGCGGCCATCATCGAAACCACCTAAAGCCTGATGCCTTAAATGGCGTTTCAGGAATGGTTAAACCATCCTTAAACTCTAATAAATGAACCCAGTTCGTTTTCCCTTCGGCCCGGCCGATGTGCAAAGTGTGGCAGCTGCGGCAAATATTGCCATCACAGTTGAAAACGGCGGTCTGACCTACGTCAAGATCTCCGCCCTCACTGCGGCTACTACCATCACTGCAACGGTGCCAGCCGACATGCCCAACGGCGGCAAGCTCATTATCGAGCTGCCCTGTGGCGCTACTGCCCGCGACACTACCTTCAGCACCGGCTTCACCGGCGCGGTAGTAACCGGCGTGATCAATAAAACCAAGGTGGCCAGCTTCATCTACATTGACGGCTCCTTCATCCAGGAGTCGGTAAATCAGATCAACTGATGACGCCAAAGGAGTATTTCAAAAAATTCCCTCACGCAAATGAGGCCTGGCAGGTAGGCAGCGAGATTTTTCACGCTGCCTACCACAACAGCGCGCAGCAGTACGCCGCAGTGAACAAGCAAAAGCTTGTGCGCATCGAGCGTAAAGCTGTACCAGACGCTGTACCGGCTGAGTCAAAACCTGAACAGAGCGATGCTCAATGACGTAAAATTTGAAGTCCTTGGTGGCGGGCTTGGCCGTCAGGCTGAAGGGGAGGATCACATCAGCGCCCTGATGTTTTCTTTAACGCCGCCTACTGAATATGGCACAGCAAAGTGCAAGCAGTTCTTAGACATCGAGCAGGTAAAACAGGCAGGTGTAACTGAAGGGCATGCAACATACGGCGAGGCATATTACCATGCCGAGGAGTTTTTCCGTATCGCGCCGGGAGCTGTGTTGTGGATCTGCTTCAATGCTACCTACCTCGAAATGAACGAGGCGGCTGCCGGAAAAATCCGACAGGTTGGTGTGTATTTCAGCAGCTTCCCTGATCTGACCGCTGTGCATCAGGCTGGCGCGACGGCCCTCGATGCCTTGCATGCGCCTGTTCAGGTGCTTGCTGCGTACAGCGCCGCTACGGCACTTGTCCTGTCAACTGCTGCCGACCAAGCAATCAATACCGCTCCCAACGTGTCGGTTTTGCTCGCTGGCGACGGCGCCGGGAAAGGCGCAGCCCTGGCTACTGCGGTATCCAAGCCTTATATTCCTGCCCTTGGAGCAACACTCGGCGCAATGGCAAAAGCCAAGGTGCACGAGAGCATCGCCTGGGTGCAGCCCTTCAACCTCAGCGACGGCTCGGAGCTTGAAACCATCCGCCTGGCAGACGGCAACAACAACCCGACCAACAGCACGCTGGTTGCGCTCAACACGAAGCGTTACCTGGTATTCCGCAAGCACGTCGGTATTTCGGGTACTTACCTGAACGACAGCCATACCAGTGTGACGGCCACCAGCGACTTCGGAACTATTGAGCTGAACCGAGTGATTCAAAAGGTTAAGCGCGAAGTGCGCAAGGCTTTACTGCCCGACCTGAATTCTCCGATCACTGTCGATGGTGACACCGGCAAGCTCGCGCCCGGCACCATCAAGTACTTTGAGTCCAAGTGCAACCGGCCGCTGGATACTATGCAGGCTGCCGCAGAATTCTCCGCTTACGGCGTGTACATCAATCCGAACCAAAACATACTGGC